TGAAGAAACAAATGTTTCGTACAGAAACAGAAATGAGATTCTCTGTGTTATCTGATAATAAATATCCAACGAAAGCTGCAAAATATTGGCAGTCTGTTAGAGAACAGAATACACACTTTGAAAATTTAGTACATCTATCTTTTGATGCAAGAAAAAATGAAGTTGAGATAAAAAAATTACAAAGAGATATTAAAAAAGAAAAAGATTTATTAGAGAAAGAATTTAAACAAGTTGAACTAGAAGAAAAATTATATGCAAAAGCACAAATGGAATTAGTTGCTAAACATAGAATGAGAGAAGTTGCGACTTGGTCTAAACTTAAAAAAGAGTTTGATGATGGTAACTTTGATAAAGAAGATGTTAACACGCACCAAGCAAAGTCATATCTATTAAGATTTCAAAAGTCAAAAGAAGCAATAACTCCTGGCACTACACAACCAGAAGTGTTTAATATACTAGGACAACTAGAAGCTTTGGAAAAAGGTTTAAAAGAAAAAACCTTATCTTTAGATAGTAAAAAAACTAAGAAATTAAAATGAAGTTTGACTTTGTCTATCTAGGGCAAACCGTTTTAAAATATC